ACGTTGGAACAAAGAATCTAGTCATACTATGTTTGTATTGAGGTGGATATGAAGAAAATTTATATAGAGCCCGAGTCATTAAAGGCCCAGTACGGAATAGGTATGCTGGGTTGGACACGCATGATTGACTGGTGCAGAGAACAATGGCCATCAAAAGAGTATAACTATCTTATGCAAGGTGATGGCTGGGAATTTTCTGGTCAAGGTGTATTTAAATTTACCGATGAAGAAAAGCTAACATTCTTCTTGTTGAGGTGGGCTTGATTAATCCTCCATATTTTCATGCGGCTCATCCTGAACTATTTGAAATTTGTGAAAATAACAAATGGCGTATCTATCATACGTACAAAGAAAAATGGGAAGATGATAAACCAGGGTGGCATGAAGTATTATTAAAGTCGGATCATAATAGTATTGACAAACTACATGAGAATGTGTTAAAATATCTGTACGAAAAAGTTCCTGGCTGCGAAAAACATTGTCGTTGGATAAGAGTGGCAAATTCACTTTTAATTAAATTTAGACATGAAAAAGATTATATGTGGTTTAAATTAAGATGGCTATAATAAGAAAAGATACACGAGATAGAGAGTGGCCTGATAAAAAGGTAAGAATGAAATATCCTAAGTTTATAGTAATAAATCCCAAGCATGATTTAAGCGTACACTATATAGAAGGTAAGGTTACTATTGACGTTTTAAAAGAAATTGCAGAATTCATAGTAAGTCAATCACAAGATCAATGGACATGTTCTAATATTTCTGCTTGGAGTGGAGATATGTATAGATTTATCATCACAGAACAATTACTATCTTGGATAGAATTGAAGTATGGCTAAGATTAGATTAAAACATCAACTGACACCTATACAAGAACAGTGGTTAATGCAAAACATTGGCCCTAGAATGCATTACTTACATACTAGTATGGGCGGTGAAGGATGGTTAGTAAAGAAAGAATGGGAAGAACATGAATTTAGAAATAAACTTACTTCTTCACAACATTGGTATCTTACCATTGAAGATGATAAACTAGCAAGTTTCTTTATACTTAAATTTTTATGACAACAACTGTTAAATTAGTAGGATTGCACCCAACACAAGTAATGAATATCATATATGAATTGAGAGATATGGGTTATGTGCAAGGTACTGACTTTGATTTTAAGTATGTTCCCTCTATAACAGATGACCATTCTGTGTATGAAGTTTTTGAAAAATGTACTTTCTTTACTTTTTATAAAGATAGTCTAGCAAGTTGGTTTACTTTAAAATATGGATAATAAATGTTAGTTATGGATAACTGGAATAAACGAAAATTTGTAGTAGCACCTCAATTTTTTGATGAAACTCCGTCAACGATTGTATTAAGTGATATTGCATATTGGAATGAGCACTATGAAGAATTAAAAGATTGGTGTGATTTTAATAATTGTGAGGTAGTAGGGATGACAGTAGAAGTTCCCAGACCAGAAATAGTAACATTGTTTGTATTAAGGTGGTCATAATGGCAATAACTAACAAAATGGTTTTAACAAAATCAGTTAATTCAGTAGAAGATAAAGATATGGGTTTCCCCTATGCAGACAGAATGGGCACACATCATTTTTACAATTGCGAGAAACCGGGTAATAAAAGTCAAATAGATATTATTAAATGGTGTAGGCGTAACTTTGGGGCAAGAGGTTTTGGTTGGGACTTTACAACATCAGGTAAAAATGTTATAATCACAATTAATGATGAAAAATTCAAAACAATGTACGAACTCTGGCACCGCTAGTCAGGATATATGGTTTAAGTTGAGGTGGTTATGAAAGATATATTAAACCATCCTGAATTAGTAACAATCAATGGTGTGCAAGTTGATAGAAATCAATATGTATTTGTGGGTCAAACTATAAACTTTCGTCAAGCACCAGATACAGAAGATTTAATATCTGTTAATATGGGTAACTCTTGTTTAGTATTTAAAGGTAATGGCTTTCAAAATGTATTCAATTTACATATGAATGTTTCGCCTATATTGTTTAATCGTTTCATGGAAGATGTTTGGCAAAAAAGAGATAACCCTGCAGTAAAAGATTTACTGCATCAGTTAGAGATGACAATGGAATTATTAAGGTAAATTATGGCAGATGTAATGATAGATATTGAAAGTTTAGATACAACACCTAATTGTGTTATACTTACTATTGGTGCAGTATTATTTGACCCTAAAGGTCAAGGAGTAATAGATAGACTAGAGTTACGTCCCACAATTGAAGATCAAACTGAGTTAGGGCGCACAATCAATGACGATACGTTGCGTTGGTGGAGTGAACAAAGTCCTGAAGCACAAGAAGAAGCATTGGGTGATAGAGATAGAATGTCATTCAAAGATTGTATGGAAGTGTTATATCATTTTTGTTGGAATCATAAACATGTATGGAGTAATGGTGCAAGTTATGATGTAGTGGTTATGGAAACTGCATTTAGACAATTAGACATGCGTATACCCTGGCCATTCTATATGATACGTGACACTAGAACATTGTATGATATTACTGGTGTTAAGTTAAAAGATGACAAACACGTAACAACACATAAAGCTGTAGAGGATGCAGAGCATCAGGCTATTGTTGTACAAAAAGGATATATGAAATTAATTAAAGCAGGATTAGTAACACTATGATGAGCACACCAGAGAACACTTGGCGAACAGTCGCAGGACTTAAACCTATTCAATCATGGAAATGTAGATTAGGTTGGCATCGTTGGACAAACTATGAAGTAATTGAGCGTAACGAATATGGGAGTACTTTTGCTAAGTGTGAGTGTGCTGATTGTGGCTTACCTAGAATAGAGCAACCTTATTCAAGTAAAAAAGCAAAATGAAATTTAATTCAGACATTGACATTGACTTTGGTAACAGAGATAGTATATTAGAACATATACAACATATACCTGCAGCTATGCGTAAAGTTAATCCTATACGTAAACATGCAACAGGTGTATATGTAACAGACATACCATATGATAGTATCAATGATATGGCTAACATAGATTATAGTGAAGCAGAAAAGCGTGGATATATCAAGTTAGACTTGTTAAATGTGTTTGTATACAATCAAATCAAAGATGAGAACCATCTATATGAAATGATGAAAGAACCAACATGGATTAAACTATACGACAAAGACTTTGTAAGAAAACTGATTCACTTAAACAATCACTATGATTTAATCAAAAGAATGCCAGAACCAATCAATAGTATTCCTAGATTGGCAATGTTCTTAGCTATTATTAGACCGGGTAAGAAACATTTAATTGGTGAAACTTGGAAAGAGATTGCAAAAACTGTATGGGATAAAGATAGTGATGGGGGATATAGTTTCAAAAAAAGTCATGCCATTTCCTATGCACAACTTGTAGTAATTCACATGAACTTACTAGAATCAGGATACACGTTTAACTAGTGTGATTGATTTACGCTTACTTTTACGCTTACCCAATTCTAACATGCTACAGATTGGGCCATGCAGTACAGTTAAACTTTTATTATTGAATGTACGTATATAGGGTTTAAAAGGATCCCAATCTTGTTTTAAGAACAAATTAATAGGAATCAATCTATTTGATTCCCACCACCAAGTATCACCTAATTCTAAAAACTTATCTCTAAGTTCAGGATAGATTATGGATCCATAGTCATATATAGTGGTAACTATATCATCACGATTCTGTACGATGCCAACATAATCCTGACCTGCATAAGAGCAGACGGTTATAAAGGGGTGATTTTCTGTTAGTTTTCTGAAAAATTCGTTATTAATCATTATGTTAAATGTCCTTCTTATTTAGTCTAAATGGTTTCCCAATATAATATTTTTTAATAAATATAAGATAGGAGCCAAAATTGTACTCAACACCAATATATTATTATATACCAAGACAACTAGCAATAGTTTATACAGGTTCCTCACCTAGGAGATATCAAAACGTGTACGCTAAAGAATTAAAACTTAACAAAGGGGCTGACAATAGAATACAGTTCCAGTTCTTAAATCAAGAACAAAAACCCGTAGATATCACTGGAAAAGAGATTACATTTAGAGTTATTTCCAAAGATGGCACAACCATATTGTTGCAAGCATCATTAACTGCGGTACTAGCATTAACGGGTATAGCGGAAATTAGAATTACTAGTGATATGTTAACAACTATTCCTGCTCAGATAGCTAGTTATAGTATACAATTACCTGACGATATTGGGTATAATGTATCCGCATATGTTGATAGCAGTTTGGGCGGTAGAGGATCTATTGAAATTGTAGATAGCGTATTACCATCATATGTACCCAGTGATGTTGTAACAATCAATACAAATAATATAACTAGTCAAACTACCGATTTAAATGGTAATATTAGTGGTAATTATTATAGTTCAGTATACCCTACTAATTTTAATAGTCAAACTACATTTCAAATTCCATTAAATTCGTTCTATGGAAATATAACTTTACAGGGTTCAGTGGATGGTACTAGTGATTGGTATGAAATTCAGCATATAGATCAAACTTCAAACTCAAATATTTTTGGTATATATTCTGAAAGCGTTATTACAACTATTAATGGATATCATCCTTTTATACAGTTTCAATTTAGCGGAACAGCTACTATCAATAATAACTCAACACCAGTGAATACCGTTGGCAATATATTAGCCAGATAATATTGCTTTATCATTAAGTTTATGTTACAATAGTAACATGTTTGATATATTATCGTTAATTCATGGAAGAAAAAAACGAGCAAGTAACGGTTGGACAAGTTTCAACGCAGTTTGTTGTCCTCATCACGGTGGTCATCGCCCAGATACTAGATATAGAGGTGGGTTAAATATCAATGGCAAAAATTGGGTCATGCATTGTTTTAACTGTGGGTATAAGTGTAGTTTTACATTAGGTAAACCAATTGGATATAAAACTAGAAAATACTTAGAATGGTTGGGCGTTGACGAGATTGATATTCAACGCTGGAGTTTAGAAAGTTTGCAATATAAAGACTTATTAGATTTTAGTGTACATGAACAAGAAGTTACATTAAAGTTTACAACTAAGAAATTACCAATTGGTGAAGACTTAGATAAAAATAACCCAAAGCACAAAGTATACGTAGATTATCTGTTGAAACGCAAGATAGATATAGACAACTATAGATTTATAGTTACTCCAAACGACACTGGTCGCAATCAAAATCGCATCGTTGTTCCATATACATACAAAAAGAAAATCGTAGGCAATACAAGTAGATTCTTGGATACTAAAACACCCAAGTATCTTAATGACCAACAACCTGGGTATGTATTCAACATTGACAGACAAAAATATGAAAATCAAATATGCATAGTTACTGAAGGTATCTTTGATGCGTTAAGCATTGATGGTGTTGCAGTAATGCATGATGATATTAGTAATGAACAAAGTCAGTTATTAAATGCATTAAACAAAAGAATAATTGTAGTTCCAGATCAAGACGAAGCTGGTTTAAAGATGATTGACCGTGCGTTAGAGTTAGGTTATAGTGTTAGTTTACCAAACTGGGAAGATAACATCAAAGATGTTAATGATGCAGTAGTTAGATATGGTAAACTACCTACGCTACTTAGTATATTGCAAAATGCAACAAACAGTAGAATAAAATTACAAATGCAAAGGAAAAAGATTGGTAGAAAATTATAATGTAGGTGTACAAACATTGTTCTTGCGTATGATGATAACAAATAGTGAGTTATATATCAGAGTAATGAACATAATGAATCCAGATAACTTTGATAAAAGCCTACGTCCAGTAGCAACTTTCTTTAAAGAACACATGGAGAAATATCAGTTGTTACCTGATACTGAACAAGTATTGGCAGTAACAGGTGTAGAAATAGAACCAGTAGAAAATTTTGAAGATGGTCACTATGAATGGTTCTTAGATGAGTTTGAAAAGTTCACACGTAGACAAGAATTAGAAAGAGCGATTCTTAAAGCAGCAGATTTATTAGAAAAAGGTGATTATAATCCAGTAGAGAAACTAATCAAAGATGCAGTTCAAATTAGTTTGACTAAAGATATGGGTACAGATTACTTTGCTGACCCGAGGGGGAGACTTCTGCAACTTAAAAATAGTAACGGACAAATTAGTACTGGATGGCCAAGCATGGATAGAAAGTTGTATGGAGGATTCAACAGAGGAGAATTGAATATCTTTGCTGGTGGTAGTGGATCAGGTAAATCATTATTCATGCAAAACTTAGGTGTAAACTGGAGTCAAGCTGGATTAAATGGTGTATACATTACACTAGAATTGAGTGAAGAATTAAGTGCTATGCGTATTGATAGTATGATGACCGATACAGGTAGCAGAGATATTTTTAGAAATATTGATGATGTTGAATTAAAAGTTAAGATGTTGGCTAAACATAGCGGTAACTTTCAAATCAAATATCTTCCAGCACAAAGCACAGTAAATGATTTACGTAGTTATTGTAAAGAATTAGAAGTAAAGACTAAAAAGAAATTAGACTGGATGTGTGTGGATTATTTAGATTTATTAATGCCCGTAAGTGCAAAAGTAAGTCCTAGTGATTTGTTTATTAAAGACAAATATGTAAGTGAAGAATTACGTAATTTAGCAAAAGAATTACGTGTATTATTTGTAACTGCCAGTCAATTAAATAGGTCTGCGGTTGAAGAAATTCAATTTGATCATAGTCATATTTCAGGTGGTATTAGTAAGATTAATACTGCTGATAACGTATTTGGTATCTTTACCAGTAGACATATGAGAGAAAAGGGACAATATCAATTACAATTAATGAAAACTAGAAGTAGTTCAGGGGTAGGAACAAATATTGAATTGAATTTTGATTTAAGTACATTAAGAATTAGCGACCCAGATCCAGAGGGAACTGAGAGTTATAAACCCCCTCAACCTAGTGCAAATGAGATTATGAATAAAATCAAGCCCACAAGTACAGTAACCACAATAAATGAGAAAATACATGAGTCTGTGGAGCCCGTAGAGCATAAAGTACAAGGAAATAGTGTAGATAAAGCACGTATTAATTCATTATTAAACAATATAAGAAGATGATAAATACTAATAGGAATCTTACATTATGCAAAGAAAAACTCGCAGTCTTTTAGAAGAACTAGAGGCCATTGGTAATAATCGTGACACTAAGCATGTCATTGAAAGCCGTGCCCACAATATCATTACCAGTGCTATTAATTTGCTAGAAATGATTAATAAACATTACGACCCTGAAAAAGCGCAGGTATTAGAGCGTAAATTATTAAATGCAATCAAGGCTAGAGACCAAGATAGATTCTCCCGTAGTATCAGGAAGAATGATGAAACCTAATGAATTCGTAACTGAAGGTATAACCGATTTAATAACAAAAGGTATAGGTAATCTTTCAAATAAATTAAATGCACCCACAGGTAATGACCCTAGAAAACCTATTTTTGCAAAAAACTTTGCAACGCAATTACAACAACAATTACAAGCACATCCCAATATCAATATCAATGATTTTATGCAAATGTATTGGAAGAGAAATGGATGGGATCCTTCTCATTTACCTGCAGGTTATCAAGCAAGTTTAAAGAACGCATTAAATAGTTTGCCACCTAATCCAACTTTTAATGATTTTAAAAAATTAGGTTCTGCGGTATTTAACCTTGCAACAATAATGCCTTCTGCTAGATATGGCCAACAAGTTAATGCACAACAGGCACAACAAGCACAAGGTGCTCAACAAAACGCACAACAAGCACAACAATCGTTAGATCCTAGCACAAATCAAATAATAGCTAAGATTAGAAGTATGAAAAATACTCCAGAAGAAATTGATGATTTAGAATATATTGTTAATATAGCGTTAATTAAATTAAACAAAGTAGACCCTCAGAATTATCCTAAAATTGCAAAGTTATTATTTAATAACGGTGGCAATCCTTCTACTACGATGAAACGTATGCAGAAAGCACAACAAACAATAATTCCAAGAACACCTGTTGCACAAAACAACACCCCAAATTATTCAGGTGGTCAACGACAAGTTACTCCTAATGTAACATCATTTAATACTAATGCTACGCCTGCTCCGGTCGCTAGTCCTGCAGTCGCAAACACCCAGGTTAATCCACAAACTCAAGCAACACCTGCAACCAATGCTACACAAACTAATCCACAAGCACAACAAACTCAAGCAACACCTGCAACTAATACGACACAGACAACACAACCTACAACTAACAAAGTAAAACCTGCAGGAAATTCTAAAGATGTGCCTCCTTTAGCTAAAGTAGAACCTAAATTAAATCCAGCTCAAGACTTAGCAGGAACAAAAACAGATTTACCTAATGTACCTGACATGGGTGATTTTAGCAAAACTGATACAGGGTCTAATGGCCCCGAATTAGGAAATCTTACTTCAATACCTAAATTCAAAGAACCTGCTAAACAAGTAATTACTAAGCCTTATAGAGTTACTGATCCAGAATCTGATCCTAGTACAAAAATATCTAGGAACGCATATGCTAAAAGAATGGCAGCTGCTCAAGCAGCCAGTGATGAGATGGATAGAAATGATGCTAGAAGAAGTTCAAAAAATGATGCAGGTCTACCTCAATGAACTCAATACGTGAAATAATCTCTACACTAGAAACAATTAATGCCCCTGTTATCAAAGAAGATAAGGGGCATTTAGACCATCCTGAGGATGCAGTTTTCATCGGTGGCAGTCAATATGCACAAACAGCAGTAAATGCTATTGTAAAGACTGTGCAGAATCCTAATATTGTTACAATTAAATGGGATGGATATCCTGCAATTATATTTGGTCGTGGTCCTAATGGTAAATTTGCTATTATGGACAAGCATATGTTTAATAAAAAAGACGGAGCTGGACGTACTGCATATACACCACAACTATTTCAAAAATATGATTTAGACAGAGGGGTAGACAGATCAGGATTACATCAAATATTAAATCAAATATGGCAGGGTTTAAGCAAAGAAGATCAGGGTAAAGGATATTATTGGGGCGATTTACTGTTTAGTCAACCCCTAGAAGAAAAAGATGGTTTATATACATTTAAAGCAAATCCAAATGGTATCACATATACTGTAGCAACTGATAGTGAAGTTGGTAAACTAATGGCTAACAAAATTGCAGGTATAGCAATTCATCAATATATAGCACCAGAAGCAACTAGTACAGATGAAGCAACTAGTTTAAATGGTAGCATAGGACAATTAAAGAATAATAGCAATGTAGCAATTATTCCTAGCAAAATGCCTATTATGCCTAAATTAAAATATAGTGAGCAACAGAAAAACAAAGTAGAACAATTAATCAGTAAATATGGTCAAGCGGTAGATCAATTATTAGTAGCACCGGCCGGATGCAAAAGTTTCTTAAACAGCAATCTATTTACTAGTTTTATTAATAAAAAAGTACGTGATGGTAACTTTAATAATTTACTTAATGACTTTTTAGAATTTGCTAGTAGCAAAAAGATTACTGATCCAGTAAGAACAAAAATGTTTGGATATATTGATCCACAAACTAAAAAGAAAGTTCCAGGGCATTTTGACATTAACAAGCAAGGACTAGTAGGGGCATTCTCAATATGGAGTGCTACTTATATGCTTAAGGGACCTGTTGTCAAGCAACTTGACAAAGCTAGTAAAAACAGTCCAGTCAAGGGCTATCTACAAGACGGAACTCAAACTCAAGAGGGTTATGTAGCGAACGGATTCAAGTTTGTAGACAGAATGGGGTTCAGCCGTCAGAATCTATTAGGCCGCTAAACCACTATTTTTTTCTACCAGGCATAAATAAATGTATGAGGTTCTATATGAATCTCAAACATTTTAAAGGAAAAATATTATGGCAATTCAAACACGTGTACATGGTGACTCACTACCAGTCTTCGAACTAGACAGATTAGCAACGCTAAACAATTCTAACCAAGCTATCAACACAACTGGTGTTGCAGTTCAGTTACAAGGTCCAAAACTAGACTTCTTCAAAATCATTGCAACAAATGGTTCTGGTGCAGTTGATATCGCAGGTGAATTAGTTACTGGCGGTGCAGTAGAAGTTATTCTACGTGCTATTGAGCAATTAGCTACAGTTCATTTATATCAAGTAGAAGCAAGCACAGGTCAAATGAGTGTTGCAGTATATCCTACTGGTGCATGGACAACAAGCACACTACAAACTGCAATTCGTGGTTTAGGTAGCTCAGTTGGTGTAGGTCCAGTTGATATCAGCGTAACTGGTGTATCAACAGCTGCATTCAAATTAGCTTAATTAGTTAATTTAACTTATAAAGGCCCAAGAACTTCTTGGGCTTTTTTTATGCCTATAAATACTGTATGAGTTATAGAATAAAATGTTATACCCTTTTTGATATTACCAAGACAGGTGTTTTAAATAGAAAACCCCCAATAAATGGTACTATCCAACAAATTAAAAAATGGGAACAAAATAGAAATAGTCAAAGCAATTTTGACACTATCATACAAGTTATATCATTGCGTAGCCAGCCCGAAAACATCACAGAACCTATTGTCACGGAATCTTTATTCAAAGAATTTAAAAACTTTGGATTTATGTATGATAATGAAGAAGTTGAACAAAAAATTTGGTCTTTTGAATTTACTATAAATCATAGTAGTGTATTCAACGATGGATTTACGGAATTGGGGTATTTATATAGTGATTGTGAATCAGTACCCATAATCAGACTGGGTACAGAATATGATAAAATTCAAGGATTTTTAGATACCTCACCCGAACTTAGGAACATATATTTTGAAATTATCAAAGATGAATGAGAAAGAAAAGTTTAAAATTCTAACCAGAATTTTTGACAAAAAAGAATTAGACTCTATACAACAACATATTGTATATGAGGATCAAAATGGGTATGTATTATATAATGAATATAGAGTTACCGAACAGAAAAATACCATTAAAATATCTAAATTTAAGACATTTACAGTAAAGAATTTTAATAATCTGCGTAATGCAATTATGTGGTGTACATTAGATAAATCCAATAAAATAGAACAGGCCAAAGATATAGAGTATCTGGATGTACAGTTAGCCAGCTCAAAAGCACATATTGAAGTACAAAACAACATATTAGCTAAAGCCAAAGATAATGAAATTATCTCATTGGCTGTGGTTAAAATACGTGAAGAAATACTAAAACGTGACACCATTATTGATAGACTGGACGATTTTGCACTAATGACCAAGCGTTTACAGGACTTTCAGTATAAATTGGTATCAAAATAATTTAATATAAGATAAATATATTATTAGCAAACTTCTAGGGAAAAACTATGAAACTAACAGAATTTAACAACAAGCCAACTTCTAATGCAAAGAAAGCATTGAAGGAACATTTCAATACAAACCTAAATGTAGACGGTATGGGTCTATATGATACTAAGCGTATGCTTGGTAAAGTTAAGGGTTTGATTAGTGAGATGAAATCTACTAACAAAGCAAGTGAGCAAAGTCCTGCATACATGAAGTTAGTATTCATGGAACAAGCATTAAGTCATCACTATGGTGATTTAAAAACTCTTCCTATGTACAATCCATCTATTGTTATGGAGAATGAGGAAGTTGAGAAGTCACAAGTTGTATTAGCAGCTAACGAAATGATTGATGAAATGCAAAAAATGATTGAATCAGTTAGCGATATGTTAGTTAAAGAACTACCAGCAGTGGTACAAGGTGTAAGTAGTGAATTTGGAACTAGTGAATCCGATCAGTTTGAACAACAAGTAACTGAAGCACTAACAAGTTTACAATCAGCATTAACACAAACTAAAGGTGGATTGAAAGATGCACTAGGTTTAATCACTGGTCAAGGCGGTGGCTTTAATGATGAGATGGGTGGTGCAGAAGGTGGCATGGGTGATATGCCTGAAGAACTACCTGGTATGGGTGGTGAAGAGCCTGAAATGGGCGATGACTTAGGTGGTGAACTACCAGAGCAACCACCAGAAGAGGAAGAGCCAAAGAATACGAACGTGGGTCGTTCAATTCGCTAATATGAGACTCTTTGAATTTGCTGATGATGACCCTTTACGTGTCAATTTAACAGCTGTAGCCAGCTATTTAGAATCACGTTACAAGGGTCAGGATCAGAAATTATCAACTGACATGTTTTTAAAGATATTAAGAAAACATGATGTACCTGTTGACAAAGAAGATTTATTTGATATAGTTAAAAAAGAACCATTAAACAAGATTATTGCCAATCTTAATGATAATGAAGTTACATTCAAAAGTCAAAAACCTAATGATGATGTTAGTGATAAAGATAAACAACAGTCTGACAATCAAAAGACATTACAACAAATGGCAAGTAAACAAGCTAATAAACCAAACGGCTTGTAATTGTAATAAAATTGTTGTACAATAGATAAATGTACAACCCAAACAAATTTAAATACGAACAAATCAAACGCATAGATACACCACAAGGTCGTAGATATGCCACACCAGATGGTGAAAAACTCCCCAGTGTTACTACAATACTAGATGCAACTAAAACTGAAGAAAGCAAACAAGCATTACAAAACTGGCGCAAACGTGTAGGTACACAAAAAGCAACTGAGATTACTACTGAAGCAGCTGGTCGAGGAACTAGAATGCACAAGTTCTTAGAAGACTATATTAAGACTGGCATACTAACAGAAAGCGGAACTAATCCATATAGTATGCAAGCACGAGCAATGGCTGAGAGCATTGTTAAACAGGGACTAGCTAAATGTACTGAATATTGGGGTGCAGAAGTTCCCTTATATTTCCCCAAAGTATATGCAGGAACCACAGACTTATGTGGGGTACATGATGGAAGTGAAAGCATCATGGATCACAAACAAGCAAATAAAATAAAGAAACGTGAATGGATTGACGATTACTTTATACAATTGGCAGCTTATGCTACTGCACATAACGAATTGCATGGGACTAAAATAAGAAAAGGGGTCATTTTTATGTGTGACCCAAACGCAATTTATGCTGAATTTATAATAGAGGGCAATGAATTTGACAAGTACCAAAATTTATGGTACAGTAAACTAGAAGAATACTACACAAAGTTATTATAAATCTTGATAAATAGTATAATATACAAGGTTATACTATGGCAATT